ATCGCGCTCGTGCTCCACGCGAGGGATATGCCATGAACGGCAAGCGCAGCGGATTCGCCGGCCAATGGCAGCCAAAAGAGGCGAAGCAAATCGAGGGTGAAATCACGCCTAGGCCCACGGCCACGCCAACTGGAATTCTGGAGGCAATGGCCGAACTCCCGGACGTGTTCCGCGTGAGCCTGCCTGCGCGCATCCCGAACTCGCCGCATGCCGAGGACGCTCGCGGCCACAAGATTCGGCAGAGCGCCCGCAACGAGGACTGCGATATCCGCATCCCTGGTGGGTGCAACTTCAACCCCGCGACGACTGTATGGTCACACTTCCCGGGCCTCGCTGGCGGCCGAGGGATGGGCCTCAAAAGCCTCGATGTTTGCGGTACGTACTCCTGCTCATCCTGCCATGACATCGTCGACTGCCGATCCGTTGCCCCGGGCGGCATGACGCGCCAGGACGTAATGCTTTGCTGGCACGAAGCGCACTTGCGCTCGCTGGTCAAGCTGCACACAAAGGGGTTGATCTAGCGAAAACCGCTTGACAAGACGGGATCGCCACGACGATACTGTAATCACTGAGCGCGAAGGGGTCGGCAGACCGAAAAGCGAGATAGGGCTGCCGGAGAACTCGCCATCCTAACTAGCGTCAGTAATGGCTCACGAGAACAGAACGTGCGCGGCCGGCGAGCGAGACTAGCCGGCGACAATGATCCCATCGATAAGGGGATCACGAACAACCACCGGAGAAACCATGAACATCGTCCCCGAAATCATCAAGCCGATCAAGCTACTGACCGGATCGCACGTGGATACCGCGACGACAGGCCAAGGCTGCTTCATGAACGTCATCGCCTACCTGAACGGCGAATCGCAGATCACCGATCAATCGCCATGCGTGCGCATCACCGCGCGGCCGATGGCGATCAAACTCAATGACCTTGGCAACGACGAGCAGCGACAGCGCCTGCTTCCTTTTGTCATGCGCGCCATGGGCAGCGCGACGATGAACAAGGAAGTGCTGAACCGCGACCGGGCATGCCTTCGCCAGTACGGCACCGAATGTCAGGAAATCATCAACGCATGGCGCACCGAACTGAAGGACGCCGACGCCGACGCCGACGCCGACGCCGACGCCGACGCCGACGCCGACGCCAACGCCAACGCCAACGCCTACGCCAACGCCTACGCCAACGCCTACGCCAACGCCGACGCCTACGCCTACGCCTACGCCTACGCCGACGCCTACGCCGACGCCAACGCCAACGCCTACGCCGACGCCAACGCCTACGCCTACGCCTACGCCGACGCCTACGCCGACGCCTACGCCGACGCCTACGCCGACGCCAACGCCTACGCCGACGCCTACGCCGACGCCGACGCCGACGCCAAGAAGAAGGCAATGGAATTCATCGGCCCGAAGCGCGACGAGTTGAAGGCAAAGCTGTTCGACGCCGGACTCCGCTACCTGGACGAAGTATTGCCGCCAGCCGATGTGCCAACAAGCGAAGTCCTGGCGCGCGCCGAGAAACTGCGAGACCTAGCGACGGCATAAGCAAGACCCTTGGATCCGGCGCAAGCCGGGCCTTCAAGTCTGGAACTCTAGACGGACTGATCGAGAAGCAGGCGGCGCCGCCGGATTCAGCTTATCGATTCGTTGCGAGACAAGCGGCCGACGCAAATCGGCGGCGGGTTCCAGACTTGAGGGAATGCGCAGGCTGATGCGATGCAGTCCAGGGCCTCTGCGGAGCCACCCGATGGCGGTTCGGTATTTCAACCGGCCGCAGGTAGACCGTGAAAATGCCGGGGATCAGCACCGGCCCCTCTTCGATCAGGCGGGTTCGATTCCCGCTCGCTTGCCGAGATTTGGTGAAGGACGAGGTTCGATCCCTCGACTGGGCGCAAGCCCTTCGGTAGTTCTCTGACGGGCAGAGAGGCATGGCAGGGAGGAAAGACTCCCCTGAACGACTGAGGCGGCAACATTCAACCAACGACAACCACCGTGAACAAGCAACAATCCCAAGCCATCGCCGCCGCCCTGTGTCGCGTGGTGGACTACTGGCACGCACGGGCCGCCGCCGAGCAGGATGCCCAAACTGCTCACGTCGGTTCGCCTGTTGCGGAGAGAATCATCGCCGGCCTGAAAGAGTCCGAAAGCCGCGTTGCGCAAGCCCTGGAGGCCGTCAACCTCGACGCCGAGGACGAAAACGGCGAACCGCATAAGGTGGGCTAAGTCATGGTCAATGCACGCGATTTCCCTGGCCCCGCGCTCTGGCAGGGGCTAATGTTTTGTCTGCTCCCGGTTTGGATCGCCGCGGGCGCCTACAAGTCAGGCCGCTACTTTGTGAGCGCTTCGTGGGCCTATGGACTCTCGGGGTTGGTGCTGGCTGTCGCAATCGCGACCTGGGGCTGACATGGCAACGTACAAAGTCAGAGAACTCGAAGGAATGGTTCTCGCGCAGGCCGTCGCGCTCGCTGAGGGCCTTGCATGGCGAGTCGATTCCCGACTTGGGGAGCAAGCGTTCCAGAGGTCGTTTGCGCCGGGATCGCCTGGATTTTGGGGGATGTACATGCCGCACGCCTCATGGAGCCTTGGCGGCCCGCTCATCGAACGCGAGCGGATCGGCATCGCCATCTATGAGCGCCAGCACGGCGAGAACCCGCCGCCCGACAGCATGCGCTGGATCGCAAGCATGGAAATGGGGTCAGATCACGCGCACGCAGGCGAAATGCTGCTGGCCCTGGGGCCGACGCCCCTCATCGCAGCTATGCGAGCCTACGTCGCCAGCAGGCTCGGCGATACCGTGGAACTGCCATGACCGGATACCCCCGCCTTGTCGCCAGGGTGGAAGCCGGCATCCTGATTCGCGGCCGAGTCCGCGCGCTTCTTGAGCGCGAGAAGTTCTCTGGCCGCAGCATTGATTGGCTTGAGCAGAAGGGATTTCTCAGCAGCCTTTTCACAATCAAGGGTGACGAGGAAGATGTGGAATTGGTCTACCGCGTGTTGATCGACGTCGGGATGGAGACAAAATGAGCATCAGCCTCCGCACCCACAAGCGCCGGGCCTGCGCCGGGATGACTCGCAGAATCGAAGCCCTTGGCAGCCATGTCGTTAAGTCGGGGTCTAGAACAGAGTTTTGGCTGAGAATAATGACATGGGGGATCGACGAGGGCCGTCTGAGAAATCAGGATCGGCGGGAGTTTGCCGGCGCGATCGATGTCAACCCGAAACCGGATGACGTCTATTGCCACCCTTTCATAAGATGAGCCTACAAGTTCCAGAGAGCCCAAGACTAGCGAGCAATTGGCGCAGGAATAGGCCGAATCCGAACAGTAGGGCAGAATCCGAACATGGGTCGGAAATCTAATCTTACTGAGGCGCAGTGGAAAATCCTCGGCGAAAGGCTGATGGGCGGCGAAGTGGCCGCTAACCTTGCGAGGGAATACGGCGTACCGAAGTCGTCCATAAGCGCACGTTTTGCCGAACAAATGCGAACGGTTCGGAATGTCGCGCAGAAGGTGGCTGATGCCCAAATCCAAGTTCAGGCGCTGCCTCCGGCGCAACGTCGAGCCGTCAACCTGCTGGTAGACAAGTTGGTTTCGATTTCCGAGAAGGTTGCGTCCGGGGCCGAATACATGGCATCGACCTACCTTGGCGCCAGTTCCATCGCAAATTCCCTTTACGGGAAGATCGACCCGGTAGACCCCTTCGGAAGCGAAGAATCCATGAAGGCGCTCAAGGGCCTGGGCATCTTCACGGAAATAGCCAACAAGGTGGCGATCACGCCGATGAATCTGCTGGCCGCCAACAAGGAAGCCTTCAAGGGCGATGAGCCAGAAGGCGGCGCAGTCATCCGCTTGGTGAACGATCCCGATGCGGACTAGGGTTCCGACCGTCAAGTTCCTTCCCTTCCACGCTGAGCAGAAGAGGATTTACAGGGCGTTCAAGGGCCAGAAGATGGCGAAGATCGTCCTGCGCGCAGGCAGACGATTTGGCAAGTCAACCATGTTTGAGCAGGCCGCCGCCAAGTGGGCGCTCAATGGGGATGCTGTGGGCTGGTTCGCGCCGGACTACAAGCTGTTGTTGCCATCGTACAAGCGCATCCTCAAGCTGCTGAAGGACGCCGTACTGCACCACTCGAAGACGGATGGCATCATCGAATGCATCCCGGTCGAGGGGCGTGAAGAGGGCGGACACATCGAGTTCTGGACGCTGAACAACCCTGACGCCGGGCGCTCGCGCCACTATCACCGGGTAATCGTGGACGAGGCAGGCCTGATCCTCAAGGGCCTGAAAGACATTTTCGAGCAGTCCATCGAGCCGACGCTGCTGGACACGGGCGGCTCCTGCTACATGGCCGGAACACCGAAAGGCGCCAGCGATGAGTCGTATTTCTACCTCGCATGCACCGACAAGACGCTAGGGTGGGAAGAGTTCCACATCCCTACGCAGCTCAACCCTCACCTGAACGCAGAGAAGCTTGCCAAGTTGGAGGCCACGACAGATCCAGACGTGTACGCGCAGGAATACCTCGCGATGTTCATCGACTGGCGCGGCAAGGCATTCTTCAGTCTGGACAAGTGGCTTGACGATAACGGGCAGGCGTTCGACGTTCCCGCCAAGGTGGATACCGTGTACTGCGTCATTGACTCGGCCGTCAAAGATGGCCTGGAGCACGACGGCACCGCCTGCACCTATTTCGCGCTCCAGCGCCACCCGCCGCCAGGCCAGCGCCGGCTGACGATCCTGGATTGGGACATCATCCAGATCAAGGGCGCGATCCTGGAGGACTGGCTACCGTCCGTCTATCAGCGCCTGAAAGAGCTTGCCGAGCAGTGCCACGCCCGCATGGGTGCCCAGGCACCCTACATCGAGGACAAGGCGTCCGGGACGATCCTTCTCCAGCAGGCCGAGCGCCGGGGCTGGCCCGCGATCCCCATTCAGACCGACCTCGTGCAGGCGGGCAAGGACGGTCGGGCATTCATGGCCTCCGGGCCGCACTACCGCAAGGAAATCGGTATCACCAAATTCGCCCATGACAAAGAGGTGAGATTCAAGGGGGTGACGAAGAATCACCTCGTCTCGCAGGTCATGGGGTATCGGATAGGGGACAAAGAGAGCGCGAAACGGCCTGACGACTGCTACGACACCTACGTTTACGGCGTATCCCTGGGCCTAGGTGACGGCGCGGGCCACTGATGCGAGAATCCCCGCCATGAGCATGATTACCATTTCAACCGCAGCGGGCCTCACCACGGGGTTGATGGATATTCTCAATGCTGAGGAGATTGTGCCTGGGTCAATTCCCGGGTATTCGACTTGCAAACTGCTGTGGACAACGCATGTTCTCGGCGGGAAAATAGTAGAAAAGGCTGTAGCCCTTGCCATCGGCGAGCCCCGGAAGATCAATGTCCCGGGCGCGCTTGAGGAGGTGCTGGTGAAGGCGTTCACCGACGAGCACGAGCGCCTGGGCGTGGACAACCACGTTCGCGACGTCATGCACCTGTCGCGCGCCTACGGGGCTGGTGCCGTGGCCTTTGGCCTGCCGGACGTGCCCACGGACAAGCCGATTGACCTGTTCAGCCTGGCGAGCCGGCCCGACCTGTACTTCAACACGTATGACCCGCTGAACCTGTCGGGCTCCATCGTCACGAACCAGAATCCGAACGCGCCGGATTTCCAGAAGCCGAATCAGGACATTACGGCGGCCGGGCAGCCGTACCATTCGAGCCGCACGCGCACGGTGTTTCACGGCACTCCGGTGTACCTCGACTACCAGTCGTCCAGCTTCAGTTTTTCGGGGCGCTCGATTTTCCTGCGCGCGCTGTACCCGATGAAGTCGTACATCAACACCATGATCCAGAACGACATGGTGGCGTCTAAGGCGGGCCTGCTCATCGAGAAGGTTCAGCAGAACGGCAGCATCGTGTCCAACCTGATGGACAAGGCGACTGGCCGCAAGCGCAACCTGCTCAAGGAAGGCGGCAACAATCAGGTTCTGTCCATCGGCCAGAATGACGCCATCGAGTCGCTGAACCTCCAGAACATCGACGGCGCGCTGACCATGGCGCGGGACAACATCATCGCCGACATTGCGGCGGCCACGGACGTGCCGGCGATCCTCATCAAGGATGAGAGCTTTGCCAAGGGCCTAGCGAGCGGCGATCAGGACATGATGGCCGTAGTGCAGACGATCAGTGCCATCCGCACGCAGACTAATCCGCTATACGAGTTCTTCGACAAGATCACCATGCACCGGGCGTGGAACCCGGAATTCTTTGCCGCGCTGCAAAACGCCTACCCAGAGGAACTGGAGGGCAAGGACTACAAGACGTGGTTCTTCGAGACCTGTGACCTATTCGCCAGCGAGTGGCCCGACCTCATCAAAGAAGAGGAATCGGTCAAGACCGAGCGCAATGCGAAGAAGCTGGATGCTGCGACCAAGGTCGTGGAGAAAATCGCCCCCATCCTCGACCCGGAGAATAAAGCCTCGTTGGTAGCGTGGTTTTGTGAGACAGTCAACGACATGCCGGAGCTATTCAGCGCAATGCTCGTGATCGACCAGGAAAAGCTCGCCAGCTATGAGCCTCCGCAGCCTGAGGTGGGCGGTGCGCCAGGCGATAATGACAAGGGCGGCGGTGGCGAATAAGGGGAATCAACGTGGCAAAACCGACATATGAAGAACTTCGTCTAGAACTCCGAAATCTAGAATCTTCGGCGTTCTACCTGACTCGTTCGGCGGACGAGATGAGCGCCATTGGAATGGAGTTCACGGACGAGCAACGAGCGAGGCTTCTGCATGAAACGCGGCTGGCGCTGTTCGATGCAAAGGAAGTCCTGAAGCGGGCGTATGGCGACTAAGGCGCCGACGTTCTACCAGGAAATTTCGGCTGCCATCAGCCATTTCCAGGCGTTCGGGTTCACCTCGCAGGCTCAACTTGACCAATGGGTGGGCCGAATCCGCCGCGCCGCTCTGCTGCAACTCAAGCCCCCGGCCGAGACGGAGCGCGAACTCAAGCGCGTCTTGGGCGACCGCTACAAGCACCTGGTCACGAAGGCCGGCATCCTGAACTCGATGCCGGAAGTCTCCCGCTATACGCTGGAGAAGGTCAAGCCGAAGCTGCGCAAGGAACTCGACCGCCGGATCATGGCGAGTGCGAATCTCATCAGCCTGAACCGCCAGGAGGCTGTGAGCACGACTCTGCGGAGGTTTCAGGGCTGGGCGACCTCGATCCCTGCCGGCGGCTCGCGCGCAGTGGACAAGCAGGCCGAGAAGGACGCCATCCGCAAGCCGTTGTCCCAGATGACGTTCATTGAGCGCCGGGTCGTGATCGACCAGACCCACAAGCTGATTGGCGCCATCCGGGATATCACGGCCACCG